TAGTGGAAACACAGCCACTCAGTCCGATCTCACTATAAACCGTATTAGTGTAAGTACGTACGCGTCTATCCCTAACAAGTTAACACAAGGAAGACCCATACAGCTTTATATAGAGCGGTTACGCGACCATCCAAAAGTCAACGTGTGGCCGATACCAGATAGAAGCGACTACAAACTGTACTACTGGCGTATGCGCCGTATAAAAGATGCTGGTAGTGGTGTACAAACTGCGGATATGAACTTTAGGTTCTTCCCCTGTTTAGTAGCAGGACTAGCTTATTACATTGCTATGAAACTACCTGAGATGATGGATCGCGTACCCATGTTAAAAGCTGTATATGATGAGCAGTTTGAACTTGCAGCAGGGGAAGACAGAGAAAAGACTTCTGCTAGGTTTGTACCGCGCATTGGATACGTGTAATGAGTAATAGGTTTGCTTCTAACAAGATAGCGATAGCAGATTGTGATATTTGTGGTTTTCAGTATAAACTACGAGAACTAAAAGATTTAATCGTAAAAGGTACAAATACACATTTAAAAGCGTGTAAAGAATGCTGGAATGCTGACCACCCACAGTTAAAGTTAGGTGAGTTTCCAGTAGATGACCCCCAAGCAATACGTGATCCTAGGCCAGATAGGAGTTTAGGAGAATCAGGGGGCAGTAGTAGTAGAGATATTTATTGGGGTTGGAACCCTGTAGGTGGCGGTAATAGCCCCTATGATCTGACTCCTAACACCCTACAAGCCGTCGGCAGTGTAGGACAAGTAACAGTAACGACTACGTAGGAGATACATTATGGCCCTTAAAGGTAAGCAGTCTAAGATGGACAAGAACAAAGATGGCAAGATTTCTGGTGCTGACTTCAAGATGATGAATGTTGGTGGTAAAGTTAAAAAAGGCTACGCTGAAGGCGGTAAGGTTAAAATACGTGGTACTGGCGCAGCTACTAAAGGGTTGTACGCTAGAGGGCCAATGGGCTAATACATGAACTATACTGAACTAAAAGCTAATATCCAAGACATCTGCGAGAATACGTTCACGGCAGATCAACTTGCTATGTTTACAAAACAAGCAGAGCAGAAGATATATAGTTCGGTTCAGCTACCTGCGCTTCGTAAAGTAGATGACGGGCCATTAGCAAACGGAACTAAACTGTTAAGCCTGCCTACTGACTTCTTGTACACCTATAGTATAGCCGTCATTGCTAGCGATGGTACGTACTCGTTCTTGCTAAACAAGGATGGTAACTTCTTACGTGAGGCGTACCCTATTGATTCCGCTGCTACTAAAGGGCTTCCTAAGTTTTATTCTTATCAAGGACTAGCATCTAACGGCGTTGCAACTCAATTAGAACTAGCTCCAACTCCTGACGCTAACTACGTAATTGAGCACACCTATGGGTATTATCCTGAGTCTATAGTAACCGCAGCTACTAGTTGGTTGGGCACACACTTTGATTCTGCGTTGTTAAATGGCGCTCTAATAGAAGCTATACGCTTTATGAAAGGTGAGCAGGACATTATAGCCAACTACGAGAAGCTATTTATACTGTCTATAGGATTATTAAAGAACCTAGGTGATGGTAAACTACGTCAAGATACATACCGTTCTGGGCAGTATAGAACCCCAGTCAGTTAAGGAACTATTAGATGTCAATAGCACAAACAATGTGTACTTCGTTTAAAGTTGCTCTTCTAGATGGAGAGATGGACTTTAGTAGTAACACAGGCCAAACATTTAAGATCGCGTTGTTTACATCTGCCGCATCTTTGGATGCAACTACGCTCGCCTACGCTGTTACTAACGAAGCATCAGGCACAGGATACACTGCGGGTGGAGAAACGCTTACTATAGCTACTAACTCTACATCTACAGATACCACTGCATATATTAACTTTTCTACGGTATCATGGAATAATTCTAGTATTACTGCTCGTGGAGCACTTATATACAGATCGTCAGGTACTGGCAATAACGCCATAGCGGTGTTAGATTTTGGTTTAAACAAGACAACCGCTAACGCAAAGTTTGAAATAACATTCCCTGCGGCAGATAAAAATACCGCTATCATACGGATAGCTTGAGGCTAAATAAATGGCAACGCAATATACTTCAGTTTTAAAACTAGCCCTACCTACACAGGGAGAACTTAGTGGTGCGTGGGGTAATGTAGTAAACGACAACATTACCTCTATGATAGAGCAGGCCATAGCCGGACTAGCGGTGATAAACACATGGTCAAGTAATTCGCATACTCTGACCTCTGCTAACGGTTCTACGTCTGAGTCTCGCTGTGCAATGCTATCTCTAGTAAATGCTGGTAGCGCCCCTTCCGCAGCCGCATCCGTAATTTGCCCTGCACTCGCTAAAACGTATATTGTTAAGAATGGTTCTGGGCAAGCGGCTACACTAAAAACAGCAAGTGGATCGGGCATCGCCGTACCTAACGGTAAGTCTATGTTGTTGTTCTGTGACGGAACTAACGTAGTTGAAGCAGTAGACCACGTAGTAACCATGTCCGCAGGTACACTGACTATTACTGGACTTACTACTTTTGCATCTTTAAAAGGCGCTGACTCAACAACAGTCACGGGCATCCTTGATGAAGATAATATGGCCTCTAACAGCGCCGTTAAATTAGCTACTCAACAGTCAATCAAAGCGTATGTAGACTCGCAGGTAGACACTGTTGACTCCTTAGCAGAAGTCCTAGCACAGGGTAATACTTCTGGCGGCACAGATATTGCAGTATCTACCGACGATAAAGTCCAATTCCGTGATGCCGCAATACACATTAGCTCTAGTGCTGATGGTCAGCTTGATATTGTTGCAGACACAGAAATACAGATCGCTGCTACTACTGTTGATATTAATGGCGCTGTGGCACTTAACGGTGCGATTACAGGTGCTACTAACATCACATTAAGTGGTGAGCTTGATGCAGCTACAGGTGACTTCTCAGGTGACATAGACGTAGACGGCACAGCTAACCTAGATGTAGTAAATATTGATGGCGCTACTCAGATCGACGCTACTCTTAGCGTAGGTGTAAACGACACAGGGTATGATGTTAAGTTCTTTGGAGCTACTGCTGGTAAGTCCCTTCTTTGGGATGAGAGTGCTGATAGTTTAATTGTTACTGGTTCATCACAGGTAACTAACACGGCCATTGCTTCTGTAGCAATAAGTGGAGTATCACGAGCTTCTAACACAGTTACGGTTACTAACTCCGCAGTTCACGGACTTACACAAGGAGATACAGTTAACTTAAATGGAGTGTCTGACACGTCCTTTAATGGTTACTTTACTGTAGCCAGTGTATCTAGCACTACAGTATTTACGTTTGCACAAACAGCGAATAATGGAACCTCAAGCGGTGGAGTTACTACAGAGATTGTTTATAGCTTACTTTCTAGTGGCACTGCTCTAAGTTCGTTTGCTGGCCCTGTAGTGGTAAATGCAAACAGCGCAATAGATGGATTAGAGATCACTCAGGCAGGCGCGGGCGATGCTCTAAACGTGACAGGTACTGTTGATATTACAGGTGTATTAACAGGTACTGAATTAGACATATCAGGCGATGTAGACGTAGACGGAACACTAGAAACAGACGCTTTGTCTATTGCAAGCACCTCCGTTACCTCAACGGCAGCAGAACTAAATATTCTTGATGGCGTTACCAGTACAGCCGCAGAGCTTAACTTGGTTGATGGTATTACCGCAGGTACAGTTGCAGCGTCTAAAGCGGTTATTGTAGACAGCAACAAAGACATTACAGGCTACAGGAATCTTACCTCAACAGGGACTATTACAGCGGCCACCAATGTAACGGTTAGTTCTGATATACGTCTTAAATCAAACATTGAAACCATTGATAGCGCGTTAGATAAAGTAAAAGAAATGCGTGGCGTGTATTTTGATAGGCATGATGACAAAGCAACTCGCGCCGTAGGTGTCATTGCACAAGAAATGCAAGAGATTATGCCAGAAGTAGTAGCTACAGATGATACAGAAGACAAATATCTATCGGTTGCCTATGGTAATTTAGTAGGTGTATTGATTGAGGCTGTTAAAGAACTATCAGATAAAATAGATAGATTAGAG